GTGCAACTCGAAGACCTTTCAATTCGCCGCGAATACTCTGTTGCAGCGGCTCATTTCACGAGTGATCTGATGCGTACCTTTGACCTTACGCTGGAAATCAAGGCTCGGGCCGTCGTGCCCGAAGACTTCACCAAGGCGATGCGTGAAGCTGCTGCCGACAAGGTAACGGCCAGTCCGTTTCTCTTGAACGCACAGGAGATGTTCCCGACCGACGACGAGGGATTCACGCTGCACGTACTGAAACACGGCACCCGCAACTGCATCCGCAGTGAACTGGCCCGCCTGTATGAGTCGTCCGGTATCGGCGGCACGCTGTCGCCAGTCAAGGCTGTTGTCGATACTAACCGCGAGCCGCCCGCAGCACCTGCTGTACTCGCAAATGAAGTTGCGGAGATTATCCCCGAATGAGCCACTTCGCAATCGCTGTGTTCGTTGTGGCTTTCCTTGTTGGGTACGTCTTGAACATCATCAAGCTGTTCAGTGAGACTGCATTCGGCTGGATTGCCGGGCGTATCGTCGGCATCTTCATCCCGTTCATCGGCGCAATCGCCGGCTATTTCTGATTCACCACCAACCCAAGGAGTATTGTATGTCCGAAGTCAACACCGCCCCCGCCGTCAAGCTGACCCGTGCCGAGAAGCTCGCCAAGCAAGCCGAAACCCTCCGTGCACGCATCGTCGCTGACACCGAGAAGTACAACGAAGTTGTTGCCGAACTGACCAGCATCGAGCGCCTCGCCAATGTCGGCGTCGGCCAACTGGTGAAGATCAAGCTCGGTCGCAAGTTCGCTGACAAGGATACCACCCGCGTTGTCGATGCCATCATCGTCGGCGTGCGTGAGACCGAAGACGGCGAGAAGCAGTACAAGGCGCAGCACGGTATCGGCTTCGATGCTGAGATCGTCACTGTGACTGGCGCTGCCATCGTTGAAGTCGCTGCCCCGAATGACGCCCCGGTCGGCGTCGTGGACGGCGCACCGCAAGCCTAACCGGCTTGTAGGTTCGAGGCTCTGCCACAAGCGGAGCCTCCTGCATACAACCCGTGAGGTACTAACATGAAGGAGATTAGTCGTGCACAAGTGCTGCGAGCAACAAACGGTAACGGACCTATGCAAGAGTTCACCGAACTGCGCTGCGAAGTTGAAGCAGCAGATGTCGGAAAGGTCTTCGAGCATTACCTCGGTTTTCGGTGTGCCGGTTATCGAATCAAACCCACCGATGTCGGACGCACAGCAGTGCGATCAATCCAGCCCGGATACTCCTGCTGGTGGTTTGATTCCGTACGAGAAGCTGCTGGAGATGAACAAAAGCCTGATGGTGGACAACAACTACCTGCGGGCTGAACTCTACGCATTGAGGGCCGAACAACAATCGGCTAAGGTGTTCTATGCTAGCCCAGCATGAGTGGTTAGATCGGGCGAAGCGTCTTGCTGTCGGTATGCGTATCCGTGTGAAGCATGGGAACGAGCGCAGGCCGAACATGATTATCGCGAATGAGGGCGACCGCTGGTGGGCGTACTGTCAGGCGTGCAAGGATGGTGGCGTTGAGCGCAAGGAGCACGTGATGCTCGGCGTACCTAACGCCGCGCCTGATGTGTGTCTCCTCGCCCCAAGCGATATGGTCCCCGTGCTCGGGTCCGAGTACGAGACACGCATCGCCACCTTCCTCGCGACGAAGCACATGGACCTGATGTACCTTCCACCTGTATCGTACAGCCCATCGCGTGCGAGGCTGCTGATCGACACACCGCACGGTATGCTTGGCCGCGATGTAACCGAGAAGTCACCCGCGAAATGGCTGGTCTATAGCGGCGCGAAGTTCCTCGGGCAAACCCATGGTACGCGTATCGCTGTCGCTGTCGAAGACGCGTTCTCATACTACAAGGTGGCGTACGCGCTGCGTGACGAGCCTGTCGATGTGATCTGTGCCCTCGGTACGGGCATCACTGATGCGCTCGTCCTAGAGCTTCTACGTGCCCGTGCTGTGGTCTTCATGTTCGACGGAGATAACGCCGGATGGAAGGGTGCGCATGACGGGGTAGTGCGGATGTGTGGCATGGGCATCCGTGCGAACTCGTGTTGCGCCCCGGCTGGGAAAGACCCGAAAGATTTATCCTGCGGAGACATCCGCGCTTTACTTGGAGGGCAATGCAATGCAGATGCTTCGTGTTGAAATGTTCGTGCCGTACCACCCGTACCCGCCGAGCACTGTACTCGCAACTGAAATCATCCGAGAAACCGGAGGGCTTACACAGACGCAAGGTGTGGGTCACTGGCTCAACGGAAACGGTGCGCGAGTTACTGAAACGATCTGGACGTTCTTGTTCTTCGTCGAAGACACGGACGATAATCGACTCTGGGTGGAAGAGATCGCCCGCGAGTATAAAGAGGCAGCAAAGCAGGAGTGCGTCATGTACGTGCTCAACGGTAACGACACAATCTTCATCGAGGACTGAACCATGAATGGAAACTGGGAAGTAAACAAGAGCGCGTGGCCTATCGGCTACCTGAAGGACAACTCCAGCGATGCGGGGCACTACCACATCACTGACATGCGCGAACTCAAGAAGATTGACGCACGCTCAGTGCCGCTTCCGCAGGCAGAGACCATCGCCGCAGTCGTGAATCTGGAACTGCGCACCAAGGCAGTCGGCGTTGACATCGCCGCCCGTGTCGCTGAGTTGATCGACGAGGCATAATGGACACACTCATTCTCTCGGCACTGTCGGAGAAGAGGAAGTTCAATTCGTTGCGGCATGCCATCCCAACTGGCATGGTATCCCCAGACACGTCAGCCATGCTGCAGTGGTTCAGCGCGTACTACAACGCCTTCCCCGAGCGGGAGCACGTCGTTGTTGACGAACTGATCTCACTGGTGCGGCTGCGGTCTGGGAACGCTGCCCCGGAGAGTGTCGCGATCATGTTGCACCTGTGCGAGCAATTGCGCAGGCCCGTAGACGAAGCCGCTATTCGCGGTATCCTCGGGCAGCTACATGAACTCGACCTCTCCGGGCGGGCTGGTGCACTCATCTCCCGCTACAATGCGGGGGAGGAGATCAACCTCGCCTATGAGTTGAACCGCCTGTCTACCGAAGCTGTTCGCAGCATCAGCCAATCAACCCCGGATGATTACTGTGACACGCCCATTGGCGAAATCCTCGCGGAAGTCTCAAACGACTCCGGTCTCAAGTTCCGCCGCATCGCCCTCCTCCGTGAGCATATCATGGGACTTCAAGGTGGTGCGTCAGTTGCAGTCGGCGCACGTCCAGATAAAGGTAAGACCTCCCTCATCGCGGAGATCGTAACCGACTGGGCACCTCAGATTGAAGCGGTGTTTGGGCCGGGTCGTCCTGTACTCTGGGTGAACAATGAGGGCACAGCGAAGCGGATCATTCCGCGAGTGTACCAAGCTGCACTCAAGATGAATCTCGACGAGATCATCGCCCTGTCCAATCGCGGTGAGTTGGTGCCGGCGTATACCAAAGCCATTGGAGGATGCGCCGACATCATTCGCGTGAAGGACATGCACGGTGCCAGCATTCCGCAGATCGAGCAAGTCATCGAACACATGCGACCGTGTGTCGTGGTATTCGACATGCTTGCGAACGTGCGCCTCGGACACGCCGCTAATGGCGCGAACAAGGCCGACGCGGTTGAACAGGCATGGCAGGAGGTGCGCGAGCTTGCAGTGCGGCATGACTTCGTAGCACTCAGCACTGTGCAGATCAGCGCGGAGGGTGGCAACCAGTTGTACCCACCGTACTCTGCACTGAAGGATTCCAAGACTGGTATCCAAGGCGCGACCGACATCATCCTGATGATGGGCGCACTCGACAACCCAGACGCACAGACCATCCGTGGTCTCAGCACTCCGAAGAACAAGTTCGCCATGCCGGGGAAACCCTCGCATGCCATGGGCCAAGTTTACTTCGACGGTGCGCGTTGTACATTCGATGATGGGAGTTCATATGGAGCAGATGCACCCGCTGCAAATCCTAATCCTGCCGGCTAAGTGGTGGCTGCTGGTTCAGGAATCTTTCTGGCGTACTTGGTCAGAGGTTTACCAATGCCGGAACTGATGAAGGGCCATACGTGGCGCGATCACTCGCACAAGATGACGTACCCTTGTGCAGTCGAAGTGAAGTACGACGAGATCAGATGCCACGTGCGTATACAGAATTGGGGACCAGACCCGCGCCCGGTTGAGTTCCTCTCGTACGCCGGTAAACCACTGGCGAACATGGAGGTGTTCGCACCGTACTTCCTGACACTCGCCCGTGTCACTGGTTATCACGAGTTTGATTGCGGCATCGAGGTGAATGGGAACTTCAACGACTCGTACCGCTGGGTGCGCAGCACGAAAGCGTTGCCGGAAGACCTCGTGAATGCTCGCGTAAAGTTTATGCTGTATGACCTCCCCGAGCTTGACGGGGCGACGTACTGGAAGCGATCTGCTCTGTGCGACGGTGTGGTAAAGGCATGGGCTGACTGGTGTAGCGCGAAGTACGCAATGCACGTGCCATACGCTGTACGCTGCGTCGATAAGGCGGAGGTTGAGGCAACATACAAAGAGTTCATCGAGTCTGGATTTGAGGGCGCGATGGTGAAGACGCTCGACCACTTGTACCAGCGCAAGCGTACGTACACGTGGCTCAAGCTTAAACCAGAGGAGGACGCTGATGGCGTTATCACACACATCCACATGGCGTACGCTGGGAAGGATCAGCCGGAACTTGGCATTGCTGTCGGTGATGCTCTTGGCCGCGCTGGCTCCGTTACCATCCGTATGGAAGACGGTAGCACTGCGGACGCCCACGGTATTCGTCACGATCTAGCTGCTGACATGATCGCGAATCCGCAAGCGTACATCGGGCAGTGGGCCGAGTTCGTGTACATGGAGCGAGATCGTCAAGGCGGATACCGCCACCCACGATTCAAACGACTACGGGAGGCAAAGGCATGAACGAGACATCACTCGCAGCTTACGCTGAGTTGCAACTGCAACGGAAGCTGCAACCAATGGAGGCACGCGTTGTCGAAGCCCTCCAGCATCGCCCGCTGACACGCGAGGAGATCGCTGAGGCTACAGGCATGCGTCTATCCTCCGTCTGTGGCAGAGTCGCCACGCTGCGCAAATCCGACGTGATCGAATCGTTCGGTGACAAGCGTTGCGCCATTACGGGGAAGCGGCAGGAGTTGCTGCAGTTGGTGCGATGACACCATTCTACATCGACCTTGAAACGGAGAACCACACGTACTTCGGTGCGTTGGCCTCTCCGCGCCACCCCAAGAACTTCGTTGTGGCGTGCGGCTGGGCCGTAGGTAATGGCCCGGTGCAGCACACGTACCACACGCAGCGCGAATCCTTCCTGAAGATTCCCGATGAGTGTGACATCCTCGTGGCGCACAACGCACCGTTCGAGATGGACTGGTTCCTTGTGCAAGAGCGCGAGGAGATCATGCGATTCCTCGCCCGAGGTGGCCGCGTGTTCTGTACGGCATACGCCGAGTACCTCATCACGAACCAGCAGGAGACATACCCGAGCCTTGACGAGACCGCCCCGAAGTACGGTGGTACGCATAAGGTGGACGGCATCAAGATTCTCTGGCAACAGGGAGTGTTGACCTCCGAGATCGACAAGGCGCTGCTGCTGGACTACCTGTGTGGGCCGAACGGCGACATCGAGAACACCCGCAAGTGTTTCCTCGGGCAAGCCGCGATTCTCCAAGCTAGGGGTATGTGGAACATGGCCCTCGCACGCATGGAGGGGATGCTCTACAACACGTTCGCCATGGATGCCGGCCTGTTCGTGCACAAGGAAACGGCGCACGCTCAGTTGGCAGAGCAGAGCAACCGGCTCGTGGAACTGCAGCATGAGTTCGCACGATTCCGTCAGCACATCCCGGCGTATGTGGAGTTCAAGGATACCTCGGACTACCACATGAGCGCGTGGCTGTTCGGTGGACCGATTCGCTACCGCATCCAAGACGTGTGGTACAACGACGACGGCACGCCGAAGTATGAGAAGGCCGACTTCTTCAAGTTCGCAGATGGCACGCTAGTGCTATGCGAGGAGGCACAGGCGCACGCCGAGTTGTACGTGAACAAGCACGGCCCTGTCGAGAAGGCAAAGGCCGGTAAGAACAAAGGCCAACCGCGCGTGTTCCGCGAGGATACCAGCACGCCGAAGCTGAAGTGGTACGACCGCTTGTTCGAGTGCCCTGCGTTGATTCCGCTCGGCTCGTTCCCGCAGGAAATCCAGAAGATGTTCAAGGAGGAGTTCTCCGGTAAGCGAAAGCTGGCCGATGAATCTCCAGTGTATAGCACCGGGTCCGATTGTATCGAGATGCTCTCAAAGCGTAGTGAACTCTCGGACGAAGTGCGAGCACTGATGACGTACCTTCTGGAATACGCCAAGGTGGACAAGGATGTCGGCACGTACTACCTGCGCGAAGAGTGCGACGAAGCAGGCAACGTCATCAAGCAATCCGGTATGCTGCAGTACCTCACGCCGGAAAGCATCGTGTACCACGTGCTGAACTGCACGAGTACCGTGACGGGTCGCCTGTCGAGCAATCGCCCAAACATGCAGAACATCCCACGCGGGGATACCTCGAACGTCAAGAAGATGTTCACGTCCCGCTTTGGCGATGACGGGTACGTCATTGAGGCGGACTACTCTGCACTTGAAGTCGTAACGCTGGCCGCGTTCTCGAATGACAAGAACTTGGTGAAGGCACTGCTCGAAGGCATCGACATGCACTGCATGCGGCTGTCCCAGCAACTCGGGGAGTCGTACGAGGAAGTCCTGCACAAGTGCAAGGACGACCAGCACCCGGACCACAAGCGCTACAAGACGATGCGTACCGACATCAAGCCGAAGGCATTCGCCTATCAGTACGGTGCGACTGCGCATGGCATTGCGTTCGCCACCGGCTGTACTGTCGAGGAGGCCCAAGCATTCATTGATGCGGAGAAGGCGC